AGTATCCGTGTCATCTTCCGGCTTTTTCTTTTTCTTCTTGCCGCCACCGCCGTAGTTTCCGCCAAAGCCTGTCGGGTTTGACATACCACCACCCTGCCCGCCCGCGCCGGAAAGGGATATACCCATGCTGCCGGGGTAAACCTGCATGGCAGTTTGAGGTGCAAAGCCAAGCGGATTCCCGCCTGTCATATATCCCAAAGCCGCACCCAAAAGCCCGCCTTTAGCATAACCTTTGACGGCTTCCGGCGTTGCGCCAGAGTCATAAATCTTCTGGCCTGCGGCTTTTGCTACCTCTAGCCCTGAACCAACCTTGTTTTTCAGAGAGCCATACCATGAATCCGGGGGGTCTGGCTGAGTTTCCGGACCTGCCACAACTTGCCCACCTGCTGGCATTGGGTTCCCTCCAGCCGAACGTGCTGCTGTTATAAGCGACTGAGGCGGCATGAGAGGCCCGCCCAACTCACCAAGAGCCGAACGCATTGCCATGTAATTCGTTGGCGCAGGCGATCCAGTCCCAGCCGCGACCTGTGGTGCGCCCTGAACCTGTGTTGCCTTTGAATATCCAGAGGCCGCATCAGCGGAACGAACAGAATTCCCGTAAGCCTGAATACCAACACCCCCGCCAACTCCGTTAAAACGAGGCGCTGACGCTATTTGAGAAGGCTGCTGACGGGCCGGAAGCCCCGCATTATTGCCCATTCCATAGCCGGGGATTCCAAAGCCGCCGTTCATCGCTGTTTCGTGGTGCATGTTCGGGTTAGGAATGTTGCCCGGAAGCCCCGGCATTCCATATCCGGGAACCTGAGTGGCTTGCGAAATCTGATTTGCGCGGGCTGCAGAGCGCGTCCCTTGGCCGTATGCCTGCAAACCCGTTCCGCCACTGATGCCGGACCATTGCGATGTGTTTGGCTGCTTTACCTGTGAAGCCTGCGCAAGCATGTTCGCCGCCTGCGCGGACAAATGGCCCTGCCCGTAAGGCTGAATTCCAAGCCCGCCATTAAAGCCGGGTCCGGGGCGCATTGATGTTTCCGGCAGGTTTCCGAAGCCTTGGCTTGACACCATGCGACTCTGCAACGGGCTGCGGTTCTGCTGAGACTGCTGTTGCTTCTGCTGCTGTGCCTGTTGTGCGGCCCTTGCAACCGCCATGGCTGCCGCTGCCGCAGCCGCCGCATTCACGCCGCTCTGCTGGCCTTGCTTCTGCCCCGGCTGGACCCCGCCCATGGTGCTGCCCTGCCCGCCGCCCATGTTTCCGATGCCGCCATTGCTGCTGGAACCGTTGTAGGAGTTGCCGCCGCCGCCTGAGTTCCAGTTGGTCTGGATATTGCCATAACCGCTATTGGAATTGCCGCCGCCGTAATATGAATCAGGCATTATCTTGCCCCCATGCTTGAGAAGTTAATGTCGTCAATGCCAAGTGCGCGGGTCCATGTTTCCCCCGCTGGAATTGTCGTTCTTGCCCTGTGGTAACGGGCATTGTGCCGAACAAAGCAGACACCGTTTGAGTTGGCCGCCACGGCTGGGCCATCGCTCACGGCGTCCTGCAATCGGTCACGATAACGAATGGTGACTGTCGGAGTCGCGCCGCTGGCCTCAAGCATGGGCCGAACACTACGAAGCAGGCTTTTGCGCCCTTGCGTCAACTGCACTTCGCCCGTTTCAATGCGGGCCTCAAGGTTCTGGCCTGTGAAAAAGCCCTGCCTGTGTGAACTGTCAAAGCCGCTCAAGAGCAATTGCCCGGAACCTGAATAAAACAGCGAGTCAACCGGATATGTCAGGCCGTCAATCGTGGCCGATAGCGATGCCAGCCCGTCGATTGTGTAGCTGCTTTGCGTGGCTGAGGTGTAAAGCAATTCGTGGTCGATAACCGCGTATGACCATTCGCCCGATGGCCAATGATACATCAAAACACGGTCAGGCAGCCCGCTTGTAGCTGACGTGCTTGGGAAGCCTATCAGGTATAGCTTGCGGCTAGGGTCAATAGCAGCGCTGCAACGATCAAAAAAGCTTGCATCCACATTTTCCGCAAACCACTTGTCCACCTTCTCAACGCCAATCGGCACAATCTCCGAGCCGCCGCGTATCATGTAAAACCCGTCGTGCGCCTTGAAGAAAATCAGGTTTTCATAGGACGCAATCGAAGTCTCAATCTGGCAGCCAAGGGTGTTTGAAATCTTGTCAAAGCGGAAAATCAGGGGCGGGCCTTCGAAGGCCATACGCTGAATTGCGCGTTCCTGAAGCACTACGCCATATTCACCGCCAACAAATCCCTTGATAACGCCGCCGTCGGGGAAATCCTGATAGTCGCTCATGGTCGTTGAGCTAGGCGTCCAAGCCGTTATGTCGTTAATGCCGGACCACTGAATGCGATTGAAGTTGGTGGACACGCGGGCCAACACGGCAAAGTCACGAATGGAGCCACAGAAAGCAGCGCGGGGAGGTGAGCCTGCCATAGCCGCAAAGTTGGTGCTCGCGCTCATCTGGAATACTTGCGAGTCGTCGGCCTGGTTGACCGCCATGACATAGTCACCGAACTGCGCAAACTGCCACCATGCATCACTTGCCGTGGTGTAAGCCCCGCCAGATACGCGGCTCACGTCATTGAATGACAGGCCATCATTGGCCATCTGGTAAAGCTTGGAAACGTCGCCCGCGAAGTTGTAAATCGTACCCGTCAAGCCCCGCGCCGAGAATGCACCCTGCACCCGCGCCGTGATTGCGCTTGTGACGTTGTTGAATGACGGGAAAGGCCCAAAGCCGCTCGTTGATGGGGGAATAACATTCCTTGCCTCTGTCGAAACAGAGGGGTTGAACTTCATCACATCAGGGAGCCAAGGGCCGAATGGGGTCATGGTGCGATTCCCAAGCGAACGCGCATAGGCGCATGACCCTGCACCGCCATGCTATCGGAGCGGCTATAGGCGCGAATGGCTGCAATGAATTCGCCGTAGTATTGGGTGATTTTGTCTGGGTTGGGCAGGTATATGGCCAACTCAAGCAAGGTGCCGTAGAGATAAATGCCCGGCGATTCCCTGAAAATATCATTCAGGCTTGAGGAAAGCGCGGCAGGCCGTGCGTAGTAGTGCATCGACAGCTTGTAATCATCATTCGGCAGCGGGTCGAAGCGGATGCAATCGCCTTGGATGGCGTAATACTCAGGCTCACCCGCCGTTGCGCCGTCCATGAAGATATTGATGCCCGTGGCGGGCATGGGCGAGAGAATGCGGCCCCTATCCTGAAGGTAAGCGCCCTTGACGCCAAGAAAACGGGAAGGCTGTGGGATTGCGCCGTCAGACGGAAGCAGAATGAAGTATGTCCCGTCATGGCAGACCGTGTAGGTGCCGCCAGCGAATACGTCGCCTTGTTCAAGTGCGTCTTGTGAGCGGCCCTTGCGGATATTGACAGCACCCAAGGCGTTCGGATTGAGCGTCATTGCCCCGGTGTTGGAGTAACCTGCAATGAACGTGATTTTAAGCCCGCGTGTAATTGTCGGGACCGTTGCCAGAGTAACCGTCTGGTCATTTGCAGAACCAGCACTTGTCCCGCCGTCTTGGCCTGGGCCAATCGGAAAAATCATCGTCTTTTCCATCGCCCTGCAACGCAAGGCCGGGGAATAGAGTGACGAACCGGGGTCGCCATTGCCCATGAAGATGCGCTGTTCCGCCAACGTGACAAAATCAGCCAAGCGGTCCGTGACGACAGACGAGCTGTCATCCTCATACGCCTGAACAGCGGTCAGCAAATCTGCATAGGTGGAAAGAGCCATTAAATGCGCCCTTCTTTCGTGCGCCAAGCGCGATTGTCAGAGTCGTTGAACCACTTGGACATTGCCCGCTCGTCGCCCTCTTTCAGGGCTTGCGCAATGTAGCCATCACCGTAAGCAATGGCAGGGGAGAGAGACGCGACTTTGTGATAGTCGCCCTTCCAACCTGAGGCTTGGCTGTTCAATTCAATCTTGTTGGCCTCAATTAAGGGGTCAACGTAGTATTCAACTTTGAATTCTGTGCCCGTCACGCCATCCTTGACGGCAGGGCGACCAAACAAGGCGCGATTAACCGTCGCGTCATATTCAATCAATTGCCAATCAGAAGCGGACATGGCTCAAGCCTTCTTAAAAGGAGACTCGCCAGCAGGCGCGAACATATTCTCATAGACGCCCCACAAGGCGGCCTGAATTGGAACCTCAATAATGGTTCCCACGTCCTGCCGTTCGTCGCCGTTCCACGTTGCGCGGAGAAGCTTGACTTTGACTGTGATTTCTTTTGGTTCAGAGGCCATGAATTTTCCCATGCTTGGAGAGTGAAGCGGCCCGAAAGCCGCCCCACAGTTTCGTTAGAAGCAAACTTAAACAGCTGCGCTGAAGGGGGTGGCTTCTGTGCCAGTCGAAGACGACCAGCCCGTAACCGCCCACAGGTTTGCGGCACAATCGACCAACACATAATGGTCGCCCTTGATGCCACCCTTGGTCGTGCCGTTGAGCGTGATGGTGTCGCTCGTCGAGGCTGTTTCCCAACCGTTCAGGGTATCGCCACCGTCAGCCGCAGACATGACCAAACCAGCCATCACGTCAGAGGCGTTAGCCACCTGAATGATGACGTTGTTGGAAGTCACGGTTGTTCCGATGAAAACCTTGAATTCACGACCAGAACCGGAAGCAGCGGGCAGCGTGAGCGTAAGCCCAGCAGCCGCGTT